TTGAAGACGCTTCGCTCCAAGATCACAGCGACTTTGAAAACACGCAAGTACCTCAAGGCTTTAGACGGCCGCAAGGTTCCGATTCGTTCCCAGCACTCAGCACTTAATTATCTGCTGCAATCTGCAGGGGCGATTGTGATGAAGTACGGAACGGTGGAAGCTCACCGCGTGGTTCGCCGCATCACCCCAGACATCCATCAAATCGCTCATGTCCACGATGAGATCCAGTATGAATGTCTGCCCTCATACGCGGAGGAGTGCGGTGCGGGGGTAGTCTCTGCCTTCCCGGGACTTGATGAAATGCTTAGCTTTCTTTGCCCACTAGACGCTGAATTCAAGATCGGCGACACTTGGGCTGATACTCATTAGGGGGAATCATGGATCCATCACATGCCCGCGGGGCGACATCAGAATTTTACGCAGCTGCCTGGTGGTCGTCTCGCGGGCATGAGTTGTTCTGGCCGGTAGGCTCCGCTGCCTCGGCTATTGATTTTATTGCGGTCAAGAACGCACAGCGGCACCGTATACAGGTGAAGACAGGTACTCCGTGGTCTAAGGATGCCTACGAATATGTGACTACGAATCTGCGGCGAGGTGGTAATCGAGTCCGGCGGAGGCAGTTTGACTACCTCAGTCTGGTCAGTCCCTATGGGTGGATGCTGAACGTACCCACCGCTCACCTACCGACCCGTAGTCAATTCCACATCAGACTTGATGACCAACGCGCCCCGAAACAGGAGATTTGGCGAAAATGGATGACAACCCTCTCGCATTGATTGAAACCCCAAAACTGCTCAAAGAGCTGCACAGCCGTTTTGATGCTTTGGTTTGCGTAGCCACAGTTGCTCGCACCTCTGAGGAAGACGGGTTGGTCTTGTCACTGCATGGTTCTTTCCATGCGTGCCTGGGCTTGATCGAAACCGCCAAACTATCTGTCATTCATACGGGGGTGGACGATGACGATAGCACTGGTTGATGCTGACATCCTTGCTTATCAAGTCACCTCTGCTTCTGAAGAGGCGATTGATTGGGGCGACGATATCTGGACCTTGCATGGAGACATGAAGTTTGCCAGGCAGATGGTTGCCACAGAATTGAAACGATTGAGCGAGGCAGTTTCGGCGACTTCGATGATTCTGTGCATTAGCGGGGCGAGGGAAAAGAATTGGCGGCTTGGCGTCTGGTCTACTTACAAGAATCACCGCAAGAGTAAGCGGAAGCCTCTAATCTACAAACCCCTGATTGAGCATCTCAAAGCTGAGTACGACTGTCTGTGGTGGCCCCACCTCGAAGCCGACGATGTGATGGGGTTCATGTCCCATGATGACACGATCATCATTAGTGATGACAAGGATCTGAAAACAATTCCGGGCCGCTTGTATCGCCCCACAGCCGATGAGCATCTGACCATCACCCCAGAGGAGGCGGATCAATGGCATCTAACTCAGACCCTGACCGGGGATGCAGTGGATGGATACCCCGGTTGTCCCGGCGTGGGACCGGTGAAGGCCAAGAAACTCCTCGACCCAGCCCCAACGTGGGAGACAGTTGTCAAGGCTTATGCCTCCCAGGGGCTTACGGAGGACGAGGCTCTTGTCCAGGCCCGTGTGAGCCGGATCCTCCGCCCCACCGAATTCGACCCCGTAACTCAGGAGATCACGCTATGGAATCCCACATGAATCGAGAAGAGTACTTCCAGTTCCACCGAGACATCTGTGCGGAGGCGTTGGAACTGTCGATCCGAAAGAATCATGATTACTCTGGTGGAGCTGACGGCACCCACCCGTTTCAGAACTTCCAGTTTGCCGAGAACATGAACATGGGGGTCACAACGGAGCAGGGGTTCTTGGTCCGCCTGGGGGACAAGATCAAAAGGTTGGCGGGGTTCTGCAAGACAGGGCACTTTGCCGTTGATGACGAGTCGTTTCGAGATACTGTCGTCGATGTCATCAACTATGTTTGTTTGCTGGCTGCTTATGTAGAGCAGAAAGAAGACCCCGAAGATGATATTGGACACGACGAAACCTGCGATTCAGGCGATTGTGGGGGGTGTTGAATCTTATGGACAGTCTCGACCAACCCTTTCCTCCCGTAACTCCTGCCCTGTTAAGTGCGCTCGACGCTAGATTTCCACTCCGGCGACCGCAGCTTGGTGACACGGCAGAGTCGATTTGGTTTGATGCAGGGTCTCGCCGTGTAGTCGAGTTTTTGCAGGAGCAATACCACATTCAAAGTGAGAACCTGGAGTAACCATGATCTTTGCACAGCTTGTTTTGGCGTTTTTCGGTATCGGGGAGATGATTATCGCCTCGTTGATTATTGGTGCTGCTACTGCGGGCGCGACCGCTTACACCGCTAACCAGCAAAAGAAGCAGGCGGCGGGTCAAGCTGACCAGATCCGAAAGCAGCAAGCTCAGGAAAGCGCGCAGATGAACGAACTGATTGAGAAGTCCAAGCCGCTTGCCCCGCCCAAGAAGACCGAGTCAGCCTTCCAGGGCACGCCGCGATCGGCAAAGCGGAGCGGCTCGTTGCGTGATATGACCGTTCGGCGTAAGACCGGCAAGCAGGCTTTGCGTGTACCAAAGACTGGCAGCGGCTTGCGGATCCCGTATTGAGGAACTCATGAACTACCCAGCCGCTGAAGAGCTTTACTCCAAGTGCGAGGGGCCTCGGTACCACTTCCTTGAACGGGCTAGAGATTCGTCACGCCTGACGATCCCCTCGCTGGTGGTGGATGAGGGACACTCATCGAGCAGCGAGCTGCCTACCCCCTATCAATCGGTAGGAGCCCGTGGGGTCAACAACATGGCCTCCGCTCTGCTTCTGAGCCTGCTGCCGCCCAACAGCCCGTTCTTTCGGCTGGTCATCGACCAAGCCGCCATGAACGAGATCCAGGGAGAGGCGAATGGCGGAGAGATCCGGACCGAGTTTGAGAAGGCTCTGGGCAAGATTGAGCGGTCGGTCTCGCAGGAAATTGAAACCAAGGCTTATCGCGTTGGAGTGTTTGAGGCTCTGAAGCATCTGATCGTGGCGGGTAATGTCGTAATCCACATCACCGACGAAGGTGATATGCGGGTCGTTCCGCTTGACCGGTTTGTCGTGAAGCGATGCCCCCTGGGGAAGGTGCGATATCTCGTCATCAAAGAATCGGTGACACCCGACATGCTGCCCGAAGAAGCGTTGGCAGTTGTGGCGGCTTCAGGCATGCCGGGACCAAGTGATGGCAAGGGCATCGACCTGTACACCTGCGTCAAGTCGCTGGGTCCTGACCGCATTCATGTGCATCAAGAAATTGCGGGGATGCCTATTCCCGGCACAGATGGTGAGATGAAGCTCGAAGAGTCGCCGTTCATTGTCTTGCGGATGAACCGAGTTGACGGCGAAGACTACGGGCGGGGTTATGTAGAACAATATCTTGGCGACCTGAAGTCGCTTGAAAGCCTGATGATGTCTTTGGTTGAAGCCTCTGCGGCGGCCGCCAAGGTTCTTTTCTTGGTCGCTCCTAACGGCACCACCCGTGCCCGCGTCTTGGCGGAGGCTCCTAATGGTGGCATCGTGGAAGGTTCCCAGGCAGACGTTTCAGTGCTGCAGCTTAATAAAGCCGCGGATCTCGGTGTCGCTTACCAAGTCGTGCAGACGCTACAGGATCGTCTTTCTTACGCTTTTCTTCTGACTGATAACGCGATCCGTAATGCGGAGCGAGTGACCGCCGCAGAGGTGCGTATGGTCACGCAAAGCATTGAACGGCAGCTGGGTGGGGTGTACAGCGTGCTGAGCCAAGAGTTCCAGCTCCCACTGATCCACCGGGTCATGGACATGATGTCGAGTAAGAAGCGTCTCCCAGCCCTTCCGTCCGATCTGGTCCGACCCACGATCATTACTGGGGTTGAGGCCCTGGGTCGCGGCAACGATCTCAACAAAATGGATGAATTCCTTGCTGGAATTGGTCAGTTGCTCGGACCAGAGATTCTGAGCCAGTACGTCAACTTTAGTGAGTACATGAATCGCCGGGCTGCTGCGTTGGCATCGAAACTGAAAGCCTGATCAAGTCCGAGGAAGAGCTTGCCGAACAGCAGCAGCAAGCCCAGGCAATGCAAATGATGGCCGCTATGGGGCCGGGAATGGTTCCGGGCAACCAAGGGGCACCGCCACAACAAGGGTAAATCATGAGTGAATCAATCCAAGTGTCTGCTTCGGAAACGGGGCCGGTTGATCCGGCTGCCACTCCTATGGAGCAGCTGACCCCACCACCGGTTGAAACTGCTCCATCCCAACCGGACGTTCCCGACAAGTTCCGCAACCCTGATGGGTCCATCAACGTCGATCAGATGGCAAAGTCTTATCGGGAATTGGAGCAACGGACGACTTCGGAACGAGTTCCTACTGAAACGACGCCCCCCTCTGGATCGCTGAACGATGAGGATGTAAGCAACATCCTGCAAAGCATTCATGAGAACGGTGGCTTGAGTGATGATCAGTACAAGGAGTACGAGTCGCGTGGCATGAGTCGTGAGTTCATGGACAACTATGTCCAAGGACAAGAGGCTTTGGTCGAGAAGCGTCGAGGTGAGTACTTCAATTTGGTTGGTGGGGCGGACGAGTATCAGAACATGATTCAATGGGCTGCTGATTCACTTCCAGATCAGGACATTGAGGCGTACAACAACGTCATGATGTCAGGCGACCCGGATGCCATTCGTCTTCAGATCCAAGGGTTCCACGCTCGCTATCAGCAAGCTAACCAGAAGCCTTCCCTTATCCAGGGAGAAGTCGGACCCGACAACGCAAGTGGGGCTTACGAGTCATGGGCTCAAGTGACCCAGGCAATGAAGGACCCGCGATACCACAACGATCCCGCATTCCGTTCCCAAGTTGAGCAGAAGCTCAGCATCTCTAACCTCTCATAGGAAACCAACATGCCTCCCAAGCCCGGCTATAAGACCACTGAATTCTGGATGTCCTTTGCGGCTGTTCTTATGGGAGCGTTCGTGGCTTCCGGAGCCGTGGGTCTTGAAGGCACCGCCGCACAGATCGTCGGTCTTGTTGAGTCAGCATTGGTGGCCCTTGGGTACACCGGAGCCCGGCTCACTTTGAAGCGATCTGTTCCGCCTACGGAGTGACTTCCATGACCGCCCCGCCTACCAAAGACATCACGTTGTATCAAAACGATACGTTTGAGATGACGGTGGTGTACGAGGATAGTGACGGTAATGCCATCACCAACCTCAACAAAGCACAGCTTCAAATCAAAGCCACGAAGGGGGCTGCGTTTTCGGCTGCTCTGCTTGTTGTCAATGAAACGTCTGGTATTACGCTCACAGCTAACCAAGGTCGCCTTGCTATCAAGTTGACGGATGAGCAAACTGCTGGGCTCACTGCACCGGGGTCTGGTTACTACGACTTGGTTGTAGAGACAACGGCAAATGACAAATACGTCTTGTTGCAGGGAGAAGTCACCATCCTGCAAGGAGTCACTACATGGCAGACGTAATTAAGGTCAACCCGATCACCAGGGTGGTCAAGGTTGAGGTCGGTCATAAGGGACCTGATGGAGCTACCGGACCAGCAGGTCCGACCGGCCCCACAGGACCTACGGGAGCCACGGGCCCTGCAGGCCAGACCGGACCAACAGGTCCTGCTGGTAATGATGGTGCCCCTGGTGCGACGGGCCCCCAGGGCCCTGTTGGACCTGTTGGACCTGAAGGGCCTGCAGGTGACATCAGCTCTTCGGACACGGATGATCTGTCAGAAGGCAGCACCAACCTCTACCACACCGATGCTAGAGCCAGAGCAGCGTTGTCAGTTACGGGTGCGGGTCTGACCTACAACTCTTCGACAGGTCAGATCGCTTCTCTTAGTACCAACATCGTCACACTGAACACGGGCATTAGCACCAACAACGTGCCTCAGTTTGGTGCAGGTGTTGTGGACACCGACTTCTTGAAGGTCAGTGGCACCACTGTGGTGGGCCGTAGTGCTGCTGAAGTCCTTTCGGACATCGGGGCGTTTGCTGCGTCTGGAGTCTCGACGTTCGGCGGTTCGTTAATTGA